TTATTCCTGCTTTACCAACAATATCCAAGACTAATCTTTCCCCTTTAGAAACAATCTGTTCCCATTCTTCCTCATTACTAAAAAACTTTATGTATTCAATACCGTTATATGAAAATTTTAATGTGTTCTTTTTGCTTCCAATAATGTACACATCATCTTTATTAACTTCAATATCTTTTATTGCAATTAATGGTTCTTCAACTTTATAGCCCCATATATCTTTATGCTGATCAATTTCGTTAATAAATTGCTTATGTAATTGAGTTGCTGGAATAATGAAATCAACTTCATATAGATCAACATTTATTTCAACATCTTTTAATTGCTCATTAATTAATTCATTTAACTCTATAAGTTTATCAACTTCAATTGATACTCCATGTGCTTCCTTATGCCCTTCTACATAGATGAATTTCCCTGTCTTTTGTAAAAAGCTTTTTAAATCTTTTATTACACCTTTATCATAGCCTCTTCCTGATCCGCTAAATACATTCTCTTCCTCATTGTAACGTAATAATAAAACAGGTCTTTTATATTGTTTAGCTAGGCTGTTAGCAACTAAACCAGTTAAATTTTTATCTAATATGTCCGTAACATTAATAATAAGAATTTTGTTTTTATCTAATTGCTTTTCTTTAATTCTTTCTTCAATTGCTGCTACACCTTTATCTCTTAATCTACGTTGTCTTTGTTTGATATTCGCTAACATTTTTGCAGTAGCAGTTTGTATATATTCATGTTCTTCTTTTTGGCTATTGAATATTATTTCTTTTGACTCAAGAAACGCATTCATCATTTGTAATTTTTCTTGAAGATTACCAACACGAATACACGCATTAATCAATGGGACAATGTAAAATTGAGTATTAACAATATTTATAACTCCCTTAGTTGAAAAACTTTGCTTTTCATATAGGGCTTTTAGAAAAGAATTATTGATTTGAGATAAGCCTCTTTGAATGTAATAACGAGTCTCTAGTTCTCTAGAATCTGCCATGTCACCTATCAAGCCCACTGCCACTAAATCTAAAAAGTTATCTGCTTGATTAATCCCTAATTTGTGATCAAGTGCTTTTAAAAATTTATAAACAATTGCTGCTCCTGTTAATGTTTTATTTGGGTAATTCGGTGAAAGTTGATTATTTACCACTATTGCATCTTCAGATTCTCTTTCACATTCATGATGATCTAATACAATAACATCAATACCATTTTCTTTTAATTGCTTATGTTCTTCAAATTGATTAGAACCAGCATCAGGAATTATAACTAAATTAACGTTTGCTGGTATTTCTTTTAAAATAACGCCGTGTTGTTTACCTTCATGTAAATGCCAATTTAAATTAATATTGGGAAATACATTGGTTAAATAATTAATTAATATTGCAGCACTACAGTATCCATCAGTGTCAGGGATCAACTTGAACCCAGATCATGGATTCAACTCCAATATGTTTTAATAATGTTTCTACCGCTTTTTCAATATTATTTAACAATCTCCAATCATGAACATTTTTTTCGTTTACATTCAAAAATGCTGAAAAATCTTCAATACCTCGATTCTTTAGAACTGTATCAATCGGTTGCAAATAATTGTTTTTACCAATTAATTTGTATTTCACTTTTCCACCTCACTGAACGTTTTAATTTCGATTTTATATTTCATTAAAGTTTCTAGAGACTTTTTACCTTTATCAACTGGAGCATCCTTATAATCTAGTAGCCCCATATTATCCCATAAAATATATGTTTTTACATATGGAACAAATTTTCTAGCCAATTTTAATAGCTTTTCTGCATATTCATAAGCTTCTTCACTGTTTGGATCTTCAAACTGCTTATCGTAACATATGAAACATTCTTCAATACCAAGGGATAGTAGTAAATCTCTTTGAAAATCTGATATATTACTACTACATGTCGCAACTGAAAAATTATTTTCACCGTAGTAATCTTCACATTTTAAAACAGATTTTTCACCTTCAAAAATAGCCACTTTTCGCAATCGTTTAATTGCATCTTTGGTTTTATGTAAACCATATAAATTGAATAAAGTTGGATGGTTATATAACTTATTTTCAATAGTTAATGGCATATATTTTCTACCAGCATCTATATCTTCTTGCTTTAATGATCTTCTACGCAAGCCTACCAAATTTTTATTAATGTCATAATGTGGAATTACAATACAATTCTCTCTGATATAATAACAAATATTGAATTTTTCCATTGTTTCAATTGAAATACCCTCATTCAACCATGCTTCATGTGGCAAATGTAAAAACAAATCCATTACCCTTTTATCATAAACAGGTAATTTAATGTTTTGTTTTTTCTTATTTTCAAATCGATTTATCCATTCCCAATCATCAATTAATTCGGTATTAATTTGTTCAAAGATTGAATCTGAGAAAAAGATTTTCCCTGTAAGGGTTGCTACATATTGTACAGCTTGATAAAAACTATATTCATATCCTTTTTCTCTTTTTGCTCTAATAATTAATTCATATATATCAAAACTGTCTCCACAATCCGTATAACAATGAAACATTTTACTATCTTCATAGTAATAAAGCTTATGTTTGCTGCCACTATGACAAACTGTTTGGAATATAAGTTTATTACTTTTGGATAAATCACTTCCTAAATCCTTTAATATTTTTTTAATGTCATCTACTGTTAAAAATTCTTTAATTTTATCTTTGTCTAATGCCAATGGGGATTCACCCCTTAAAAGTCAAATTTCTTATTATCATTTTGTCGTTGTTCTTCATCTTCAATCATTTCAATGACTGTTTCCTCAATTGGTACGATTTCATATTTATTATTAGTTACAAACAAATCTCTCGTTCTACAAGTCCCAAGATCAGCATATGACCACAATCTAACTCGTACAATTTTATTTCTTCTATTCTTATAAAAATCAAACACTATGTTTGGCTCAGAAAAAAAACCTTTTCTTAAAATTGGCTGTAAAGCTTCAATATCAGCCTTTGTAGGAATTCTTGCAATAACTCCCACATCTAATTTATCAGCCATAGCTTTTGCTCCTCTTAAAAGTTGTTGATTTGCTTCTTTAGTGTTCTCCCAATCTCCCGAAACCTGTGTTGCTGTAGAAATATGTACACCTAACCTATTACAAAGCTGCTTTAATCTATCAACAAACATTAATAATACATTATCTTCACGCAAACGAACTCCTTTTGATTCTTTTGAAATCTGCATAAGCAATTTTAAACTTGTATGGATATAGTCAAAAAATATGTATTTTACTCCATGATTTAACACATATTTCTGTATCGTTCTTTCAATATCATCAATATCAAAATTCGGAATATGTTCAATCCAAATCGGTGAAGAGTCAATAATATCAATTGCTTTATCAATTCTTTTCTCCTCTTCAGAATTATATGTACCATCTAATATTTTGTCTTCATCAATGTCACTCACAAAACCCCACATCATTGTTTGAATTTCTTCTATCTCTAATTCTGTTGTAATAAACAAAGTAGGCTCTTTTGTTCCATTTTTTACCCATTGTTTAGTTTCACTGTCATAAATTTCATCAACTGCTAAATTTGTTGCATCCCCTAAAGAAAATCTTGTTTTCCCGACACCCGTTGGAGCTGATCTCATATATAACTTTTTTAATCTTGCCCCTCTGGTTATTGTGGAATATATTTTTCCATACAGTGGCGCACCGATTGCTGGAGTTTCTTTAAGTTCTTCTTTTAATCTTTTCATGCCTACTGCTGCATGTTGACCATATGAACCATATTCAATCAAAAATTCTTCTTTTATTTTAATTAATTTCTTATCAATTTCATTAGAGATATCTTGCAAAGTAAATTGGTCAAATCTTGCTTGCATTTCTTCTTTTTCTCTTGGATTAATAATGTTTTCATCATAAAATTCGGATACATCAAAGCCATTTGCTTTTAGTTTTCTCAATAGGCTAAATTTTTTTAGTCGATTATAATTATAATCAAAATGTTTTAAATTGCTTTGTTCTATTGCATTTCGCAGATATTCAAGACCATCGTTATCATTAAATACCTTATATTGAACATCATAATTTGATAAAAAGCTATCTATAGTTAATAAATCAATTTCTTCTATACCTTGTTCATATAAATTATTGATTGCTGCAAAAATTATCACATAAAATGAGGACTCACCCTCAACATAAAAATCTTCTTTACTAAGTGTATATTTATTTTCATCAAGTAAACTTGGTTTTTTCAATAAACAACCAAGTACTTGAAAAATTGCTCTTTTGTCTACCAAACTCATAACCTCACCTCAATTTATAAAGAACTAATATCTATGGGTTTAACTTTTCTTTTCATTTCTAGTTTTGGAGATTTAATTGTTACTATTTTCTTTGTTACAAAATTTTCTCCACAGTTTTTTATACTCTCTTCAACATTCATTTTCATAATGTAATATCTTTTTGCATCCTCATAAACAAATGGAACAATACCAATCCCATCTCCTTCACGAACTGGATTACCTAATGTTTCATGAAAATATCTTAAAGCAAGTTCAATACCTTTCAATTTATAACCATACTCTTCTTGGTAGTCCTTAATTTGTTTTAAAATCATTCCAGTAGGAGCATCTAATTTGTATAATTTGCAAATATAATCTATTAAACCTTTATAATCCTGTGCTTTTTGTTTCTTTAATTCTTCCTGCTCTTTTTTCATTTTAAAACAAGTCGGATGATAATATCTTCTTCCATCTTTGACACTTTCATCAGATGTAACTTTTTCTTTGCATTGAGGACAAATGTATTCTTTTGGCTTTGTCACATTTTCACCTCACTTATTAGAAAAGGGAGTAATTAATACTCCCCTTATTTTTAGCTTAATTTATTTAATATCTCTTTTAAATCATCCACAATTAATGCAATAATATCTACCTGATCCTCTGTTGTTTCAGAAAGTTTTTTCCCTTTGCCCAAGTGTGTCTCTACAATTTTTGTAATTTTAGATGCGTTGTTCTCATCTTTTTCCATAAGAGTGTTAATAATTTCACTTGCTTGTTCTTTTAATTCATCATATGAATATGAAGTTGTTTCTTTGTAAAGGTTTATGTATTCATCTGTAGCAGTAAATCCTTCTTCTTGCTCTTGTTTCTCAATTGCTTCTGCAATTGCATTAACTAAATTATTATAGTCAAATTTAATATATGGTGGAGTATGTCTCCATCTGCTACCAGCCTCAAATCTAGGCGTTCCTCTCATATACAAGTTAACGGTTGTATTTCCATCATCATCTTGAACTGTTCTAGAATAACCAATAATATCACACATTCTTAATACGATTTTTCTTGCACGTTTTGGTAATGTTGGTACAATTTTATTAAATGATTTACCATTTTCATCTGTAAATTCTTTATCTTCAGCATGAGAAATCATTACTAAACCGTAATCCATTAAAGGAATTGAGCGCAAACATTCATCAACTTCTTTTTCTACTAAGGCATATCCACCACCATATGGGATATCACTAATTTTATCAACACCTTCACGTTGACAAATAAATTTTTCAGCTAAATCCCAAGCAATATCGACTGTATCAATGATGATTGTTTCAAATCGCTCTTTTACTTTTGGATCTTTTAATTGTTTTAGAACTTGTTTAAATTCTGACCATTTATTAATTGGCTGTGCCATAACGTTGTTTAATGCATTGTACGTTTCCCACCCCTGCTTTCGCAGTATTTCAAAAGGGACTAGACTATCTCTTCATCCTAAATAAATTAGGATGCTCGGCACTTCGAGTAGCAGCTCATCTTCCACTCTACTCCCATACGGGATAGTCGTTACACCTTCCTAACTACTGTTAGGCTTGGCACGGTATTACCATATCCTTTCGGACGTAGGCTTTTACCGTTAGCACCTCATACGAGGTACACCCCTGAGCAATAGGGTTCACCGAGTTATCTTTTAGCCTTTCGGCTAAAAGGGGCTACTTAATTAATCCATACACTCATAATAATTCATAAACTCTAGATATTTGTTATATTTTCTTTCTAGAAATATTGTAGCATCCTTGTATATAATATTACTTAAAATCTCCCTTATTTGCCTATTTCCATTTATCTGTAAGACAAAATGTGTTTTCTTGTTTTCCAATTTTAATCTTTCGCATTTTAAATGCTTTTTTAAATCCTTTAAAAATCTTTCAGTTCCTACAAAAGATATTCGATAAAATTTATAACCTGTTGGCTTATAAACTCTAGAAACATGTAAACTACCGTCCCCATCAAAATACCCTCTAATAAAATGACTTTTCAGGTTTTCTGGTACGATATCGTTATTAGGGAATTTTAGCAATAAACTCTTGTTTTGGAAGCATCCTTTATTTTTTAAATCATTAACCATTTTTTTACTTGATAATTCTATGTAATTTAAATAATAAACTTTGTTTCCATTCTTTTTTGTGGTTACTTTTATAGGTTTTTCCGTTGATAAAGTTTCTCTAAACTTATATAAATGATTTACATCTTCCGATTGGAGATTAAGCCTTATTTTATGTTTAGTTTCACTAATATAAGCATCTGCATATAAGAAACCAAGCCAGTATGCTTTTTCTTCTGTATCAATTTCCTCAAAGAAAATTTCATTTAAAGAAAATTTTCTGTTATAATATCCTATTTCATGTATATCAATATTATTTCTTCTTAACAAATTTCTAATGGTTTGTGGGGATGTGCCAAAGAGTTCTGCAATTTTATATGGCGATTTATCCTCGTTGCAATACAAATGAATAATCGTTTGAATTTGTTCTTCTTTCCAATTAATCGTATTGTCTTTATTTCTTTCTAATACATACATAAGCATTTCACCTCCTTTTTTAATTTTATTATTCGATAAGGCAATAAGGGAGATATGAGTGCTTAGGATTAATTAACTTTACCCTTTTCAAAAGCCAATAAAAGCGATTTTGGAAACTTAACTGCTGTACTAGTTTTTCCACTTTTTGGATCTCCATAGAACATAACAATTTTTCCTCTTAAATCACGACTAACTACAGTAGGTTGTAAGTTAAGCAAATCAATAGCCATAAAACTTCCTCCTCTTTTAATTCTTTTCTTTAGTGGGGGGAATACCCCCACTAATTCATAAATTTATGCACATTAATTTATTTTATTTTTATTATATATTAGAAAGGTAGATCATCTAATGGATTCTTTTTATTTTCTTTTGCTTTACTTTTTACATCAAATCCTTTTGTCTCTGTTTTAGGTTTCTCTTCACTTCTCTTATTTTTCAATTCTTCGAGATAAACTTCACGTTCTGCTAAGGCTTTTTTAATCGTTTCAACTTTATATGCTTTAGGATCTTCGTCATCATATGGTTCTGAACCACCAGTAATGACATATTCACGAATTGTATTATAAGTAATTTTCTCTTTTGGTTTTCCGAATGCAACCTCTTCATAAACCACTTTCTTTTCTTGGAAGTTTACAATATCACCATAAATCTTAACAGTTTTACCTGGCTCATAATTATCTTTTACATAATTAACAGCATTTTCATCAGCT